GCTTTCGCTCCCTCTCTGGGTACAGTCTGACCAACCTGTACCTCTCCCTCGACTAATTGAGGGATGGTCCCCTCTCTGGGGAATGTTATGCGCGACTCGTTAGATATTCAATACGGAACTTGGTTTTCTGACAAAGCGGGCGTGGCTCCTGTTACTAGGGAGCTATCCCGTAAGTCGATCTCCCGTTCCAATATTGTTACTACGATTGAGCATGCGTTACTCAAGAGTAGGCCCCACATCTGGGTTCCCCCAACGGCTTATAGCTTTACTCTTGATCATTTACGTCAGTTTACGACGTATGTCAAGAGGACAAGCTATCCACCGGCTGGCGGGACAGGTGTGGATGACACACTTTATTCCACTTGTGGTGCGACTGCTGCGGCGGATTTATCCGACCTCAAAAGCCGAGCCGTTTTACAGGCCTTAAACAACCTCAAGGGGATGAAAGTGAACTACGCTCAGGCCTTTGCCGAAAGGCGTCAGGTTGCATCTCTTGTTACTTCTACCGCGATAAAACTCGGTAGAGCAATGAGACGGCTCCGTCACAGAGATGTGGCGGGTGCTGCGCGTGCACTTGGCCTTACTTCCAAGCAGAAATTCAAGGGAGTAGCTGAGTCTTGGTTAGAGCTCCAGTACGGTTGGAAACCGTTACTCGCTGACGTGGCCGGGTCCATGGAAAATCTTTATGATTTAGACCATCAGGACCAGGATCGGTACCGCGTCACCGTCAGAGGCACTGCTAACGGAGATAACACAACCACTGTAGTATCGTATTCAAGTACGTACTACAAGGGTTTTGGTACCCGTCGGAAGCGCCGTAGCGCTAAGGTTCGGCTGGATTATTATCTCCAGAACCCAGCCTTAGCTCAAGCAAGTGGATTGGGTCTTATTAACCCAATTGAACTTGCCTGGGAGCTCGTACCCTACTCGTTCATTGCCGATTGGTTTATCCCGGTTGGGGATTACCTGTCGGCGATGGATGCAGACCTTGGTTTCTTGTTTCGTGGTGGCACTGCTACTACGCGACAGGAAGACATTGAGGATGGGGTATATCTATCCTTGGATAAAAATGGTTCTGCCGCTTCTTCGTTCAAAGCTTTTTCGGCTTCTGGCGCCTCACGGCGGCAGCTCCGATTTACTCGAACGGTGTACGCGAACAGTCCCTTTCCAAGGCTTCCCGGGTTTAAAAACCCGTTCTCCTTAACTCACATGGCGAATGCTGTGGCTCTTATGAGCCAGATCTTTCGTGGTGGGTCTAAGGTCCGATAGTCCATCGTTCCATTTCCATAAAGGAAACGCAATGCCTGCGATTGGCAATGTCGTCATCAACGACGGCGCAACAACCCCGGTCGCGCATACTTATGCGCCTGCCGGAATCTCTGGTCCGATTGCATACTATGCGGATCGTTCGGGCGGTATCCCCGTGGGTTATTTCACGTTGGATATCTCTCTACGTCCGCCGAGTGCCCAGTCGGTCGAGAAGATGTACCTGGCCACGTTCCGGATCAAAACTCCGATCTTGGAACAGACGAGTCCGTCAACCGCGACTGGTATCCAGCCTGCACCCACCGTCGGCTATACGCCGATCGCGGAGGTGAAGTTCTGGTTGCCTGAGCGGTCCACGCTTCAGAATCGCAAAGACCTGCGAGCGTTCGTTAAGAACCTCCTCGCTGATGCCGTTGTAACGGCGGTCGTTGAGAATCTCGAGTCGGTTTACTGACTGTGATTTCCAACCCCTACGTTCGCTCACGACTCAACAGCCGTGAGCTTACGGTCATTGCGTCCCTAACCATTAAGGCAACCCTATGGCTAAGAAGCGTTCTGGCACTCCTCGGAGTGCTGACAGTGTTTTGGGCGTTCCTTCATTGGAACTCGCTCTTGGTATACTTAAAAGGTTACCAGGAGCACATGCAGCCACAGCAAGTGATTTGTTTGCCTGTGGATCATTCCGACTGGGAGCCAGTTCCCTAGTAAACCCTGAGGATTTTGTTGACCCTCAGGACTTCTCAAGGGCACTGCTTTCGGTCTCTCTTCTGAGGAAATATCCCGGTTTTCCGGGAAGTTCCGAGAAAGGGAAGGAAGCCATTGCGAAATGGATTGCATGTGAAGAACAATGTCGCTTAACCAACGAACGCATTAAGAACTTCCGTATTGGTCAGATTGATTCTGACCTCCACGAGCCATTCCGGCTCGCGCGAAAAAAGATACTGAAACTTCTTGGTGATTTCCGTTGGTCTAAAGTTGCAAAGTTCTTCAACTTCGGGCCCGGTAGCACAACTCGGCTGCCGTATGCCAGGAGGCATCTCCCGTTTAAATACGGAGAAGCACCCGAAACCACGTTAGATAATCTTGCTTCGGCTCGGGCTGTAATTGGCCTGAGCCCCCTATGGACCTTGTCCACGGGTGGTCGTTACATTGACGATGCTGCCCCTTTGTTTCGCATAAGGGAGCAGAGCAAGATCACCACTGTGCCGAAAGATGCTTTCATTGATCGCGTGATAGCAATCGAACCTGATATGAATATGTTTATTCAGAAAGGGTTCGGTGGCTTCTTCCGCCGTCGATTGAAAGCCGTCGGTATCAATCTCGATGATCAATCTCTTAATCAACTACTAGCACGGCAAGGTAGTTTAGGGAGTCTCGCGACTCTCGATCTATCCTCTGCCAGCGACACAGTTGCTTTCGAGCTCGTTCGCGAGCTGATGCCTCCGGACTGGTTTGAGGCTCTGCTTTCTTGCAGGACTCACTCTAGTCGTCTTCCTTCTGGAGAGATTATAAACCTCCAGAAGTTCTCGTCGATGGGGAATGGATTCACATTTGAATTGGAGAGCCTTCTGTTTTGGGCTCTTTGTTCGAGTGTGTGTCGTGAAACCATCGGTAGAGAAGGGCTTCGTGCTTCTGTCTACGGCGATGACATAATTGTCACTGTCGGGGACTACGAGAGTGTTGTTCATCTCCTTGAGTTTTGCGGTTTTACCGTGAACTTACGGAAGAGCTTCGCTCGTGGTCCATATCGTGAGAGTTGTGGTAAACACTACTTTCACGGGCACGATGTAACACCCCTAACCATCACTAAGGAGATCACAAATGTCTCACAGTTACTGCTTCTTTGCAATAACCTGTGCCGATGGGCGTTACGAAGTGGACGAGGCCTTTATAGGGACTCGTTTGTTCGTGAAAGCTACCGATACAGCGTGGGACATCTCCCTAACCATTTCCAAC